GCCATCGTTGGCCAGTGCCTGCACGTAAGCGTGCGCAATCCATTCAAGTTCGCTCTTGCCCCATCGCGAACAGCACGGACTGCCGAGATTGGCGAAAAAGCTCGGTGGATAGGCTTTCATACCCCACCCCTAACCAGCACAGCCGCAACAGCCGTACCGATGGCGAAACCCAGCAGCAGCCACATCAGCGTGCGATCCTTCGCCAATGCCGACTCGGGAACCTCTGTCCGAAACCCGTTTACATCCACGATGTAGAACCGATCCGGCGCCTCGTACTCCCTCGGGATATCGACCACGATCCCGCTCTTTCCCCTGTGCGTGCCTTCCTTGATAACCACTTTGTCGCCTAGCTTTATGTCCATGTGTTCCTCCCTATCTAGTCTCTTCGTGCTATAGTTAGAGTTGTTGTGGGTCAAGGGGTTAGAAACCCTTAAGCAAGCTGTTCCGTGACGTGCAACTGTGTTTTCAGGCTGTGGCGGGCGTTAGCCGCGTTCTGCATCGCAAGCCGGTGATGCATGCGGGCATAACAGACGAACATGGCGCGCTGTACGCCTCTGGCGCCTCGAGCCTTCTGCATGAGGTCGTCACGCATGGCGAAGTTCTTGCCAGCGATCATTGCGAACTTCAGGGAGTGGGGGAGGGTCATGGCGATCACCAGAACTTGCGGATGAAGTGGATTGCGACATAGATCCCGCCTGCCATAAGGGCGAGGGAAGCAACTGCACACAACGCGAATAGCAACTCCGTGAGCGTCCAACCGTTCTGCTTTTTCATAGTTAGCTCCTAGCCGGCCTGTCGAATGCCGAGACGAATCATTCCAATCCGCTCTAACATCGCCTCAGCCGCTCTACGCTCGGCCGCTCTCTCAGCGGGAGTCATGGAGTGGTAGGCAGAGAACGCCTCGTATAGGCGCTCCTGCTCAGCCTCATGGGCTACCGCACGTTCATGGGCGTTCAAGCTGAACTCCTCGCATTCCCCCTCGCACTCAAAGCAAGGGGATTCTTCGCGGGGGGAGGAGCACGCCGGGCAGAAGTAGGGGCTCATGCGGCCACCTCATCAAGCGACAGGCCAAAACCGCCGTAGTAGCCGTTATGTTCGTTGTGCGTGCAGACAGTGACGAAGCACTGGTCAGTAGCGATCTCGACGAATATTTGTTCGTGTTCCTCGCCGTAGTCCGCGCTAGTGGTCGGGCCCTCTTTCGCCTCGATGCGATTCAGCTTTCCGCCAACCAGCTTCGAGAGATCGTCATCGCAGGTCATGTAGCGGTGTTCGCAGCACGACTGCCCCTCATCCGTCAGACGCAGTGTCACGCCATCATCGAAGGTGAGATTGAGCGCGTCCTTTTCGCCATCGCCGATTGAGCGATAGCCGGAGATCTTCGACATCGAAGCAGCAACTACCCTGCGACCGTAGTAGTCGCTAGCGTTTTTCTTCGATCCGCCGCTTAAGTAGTGGAGCATCGCTCCCATGCCTGGCTTGCTCATCGCTCTCCTTCCCCCTCGGTCACAGTGCCGGGGTGTGGTGTAAAGAATTACACAGAGCAGACGAGAGCGCAAGTAATATTTTACAGCCAATGAGACGGCTGTAGCATTTCGGCCAACTTAAGGGGGTGCCCGATGTCGGCCTAGTCTGACGGTGTTATGTTCCACCGCGTCGGTCGAGGCCGCTTCGGAGAATTCACGAAGCCGTGGGAACCGCAAACCCATGCGGCGACTAGGGCCTGGGGGGAGCAGAGGGATGGAATCCCGGAAAGCCGGGTGTGTCGCTGCGAACCGCAGGCCCTATTGAACCGATTCTCAGCCCTTCTGGGCGGCGATCCGTGCTACCGACATGATCGTCTGCTTACCAGCCTCATCCGCCTTAGAAAACAGCTCTAGAAGCTCCAGAACCTGTTTATTCGAGGCTGGGCTGTCTGTGAAGTCTATGGCCAGCATCTGCCAGGCGGATAGGCCGAAAACCTTGGCAATCCCATCGAGCCCCTTAAGTCGGAAGTTGTGACCGGCGTCCAGGTAGTTGTAGATCTGTTTTTCTTGGACACCAGCCGCTCTGGCCACCTTGGCGACCGTAGTTTTCTCCAACTCAATGAGCTTCCTCAGATTCTTCGCGAACCTGTGGACGAGATTTGTAGGGGTGTCGAGCACCTGTAAAGCATTCCACGATACAAGTGTAATAGGTGACTTGACTTTCCTGTAACTTGTTACACACTCAGGGCTCATGAACCTGCTTGAAAGCACCCAAAAGCTCCTTCAATCCCGTCTTGCCGAGGGGATGACGCTTCGCGAGATCGCGAAGGAATCAAACGGCACGGTTCCATTTGAGTGGCTGCGAAAGTTCGCGGACGGCACATCCAAGAATCCCACGATCACTCCTTTGCAGAACCTGCACGACTGCTTGAAGGGCATTCGCACACGTAAGTCGGCCTAGCTACTAGGAGCGAAATAGCCTTGTTTTCAGCCTTTCCATGCGACTTAAACCTGACACGAGTTGTTAGTGTTGTTTGCATGGGGAGCATGATTAGGCAAGCGGCTTGTTTGGGCTTGTTTGATAAAAACAGGGGGCACCAAGCGTGAACCAATCGTCACTTTTCTACGAGACGATCTATGACGCACTTGGAGCCGATATCGCGGCTGCTGGTGGGTATAAGGCAGTGGCTGGAAAACTCTGGCCGGCAGAGTCCCCGGCGACAGCTACGCAGAAACTGCGCAATTGTTTGAACGCGGACCAGCCCCACAAGCTGTGTCCTGACGAAGTTCTCCAGATCAAGCGCCTCGCATACGAGCACGGATCTACCGCAACGGTGGATTACGAAGCGCAGCAGCTTGGGTATCAATGTCAATGGATCGATCCCGTAGATGAAGCCGACGCACTCCGACGAGAAGTGCGGGACCTGCTGGCTAGCGTCACCAAGAAGCTAGACCGGATTGAGAAGGCGGATGAGCGGGCAGGGCTGAGGGTCATCAAATGAGCTTCGAGAAAGAAGTCGAAAGCTCCGCGCGAGAAATGGTTCCCGAAACAAAGGGGGAGCGGGCTGTTACCCGTCCCCACTATGTCTTGCGGATCACTGGCGATGGGATGGACACACAGGTCCTTATCAACCACGCCGATGACATGGAGATTGTCGAAGCAGTTATTAGGAAGTTGCGTGGGGCGGTTACGCCATGAAAATCGATCCGCCAAAAACAAGCATGCGTTTGAGCACGGTAAGCGGAAACCATCAGACCTTTCCCGCCGCGCTGGACGGTGGACAAATTTCGCATCCAGTAACTTACGACCACCCCCACTCAGATCCAGCGCACGTTGGAGCGCGCAAATGATGGCTCCCTCACAAGGCAGAAAGGCCCTTTTTTTTGGCCCTGAGGTTTCAACTAGTAGCGCATTCCTACGGGATTCGCTGGTAACGGCTGATTGCGAACGGCGGATAGATCGGTGTCTGGCGGGGATGCAGAACGCCAAGACGTGGGCATGGGTAAAGCGATGGATGGCCGCTTACCTGTGCTTGAAGCGGGAGCGGGATGAGAGAAGCGGGGTTGCGTCATGAACCAAGAGCAACTCACGCAGTTGGCTCACTACGATCCTGAAACCGGTGTTTTCACCCGTCTTTGCGGGGTCAAGCGCGGACATCCAGCCGGAAGCGTCAAGCCGAACGGCTATGTTCGAATCAACTTCGGTCGTGGCCCGCTTTACGCCGCCCACCGCTTGGCGTGGCTTTACATGACCGGTGAGTGGCCAAAGCACCAGATCGACCACATAAACCGGGTCAGATCCGACAACCGGTTCTGCAACCTTCGCGATGTTTCCGTTTCGCTTAACGCGCTCAACAAGGGCGCCGCTGGCGTTAGCTGGGACAAACGCAAAAAGAAATGGCGGTTCGATCTGCGTTTCGCAGGTCAGCGCGTTTGGGGCCGGCGATCGACAAGAGAAGAAGCAGCAAGCGCATACCTGGCTGCGAAGGACCGCCTGCTCACGGCCGATGAGCAGGCTGCCCACGCGGACAGAGGCTCACGGAGTGTGTCCGACTTGAGTCCGGATACTACGACAGTCTTCGTAGATAGTCAATTTTCAGAGGTTGAAAAGCAAAACGCCCCAGGAGTTGTGTCCTGAGGCGTCGTTTCTAACTGCTTGACCGGCAGTGGAGTCGATGAGTGAGCAGTGAAATCCGCCAGCACTCAACGGCTTGGATGATACCCGGTACTGGGGGCATGCGCAAACCGGGCGCGGCAGGCGATAGCGAGAAGCCGCGTTAAGCATCAGGTTCGCTTTTTTTAGGAACTTGAAAGTAGCTCGCAGTGGAGTGGCTCCGATGGGTCACTGCGCAGTCAGCTTGTTGGGCAACCAAGGGCTAAGACTGCGTGGAGTTCACCAATGGGTCACCCCGGAAGGATGAGGGTAGAGACATGTACGTGTACTTCATTAGGAGTAATTCGAGACCTCCAATGCTGAAGATAGGCAGATCCGATGATCCCATTCATCGAATGGCCGAATTACAGGTTGGTAGCCCTTTTGAGTTGGAGATGGTCGGAACAGTCAAATGCAGGAGCCACGCGCATTCAGTCGAGATGGAAACGACGGCCCACAAATTGTTTCGTGGGAGTGCCTATCGAGGCGAGTGGTTCAGGTACGACCAGAAATTGCAGGACTATGTCGCAGCCTTGCTGAAAGGCGACGCGGACAGCATGAGACACAACATCCATGCGCTGAAGGTCGATCGCTGGTTTGAACGACAGGAGCGAAAGCGCGCGGCGAAAGAGGCGCGGCGACTCGCGAGGGAGAGCCGGCCATGAACGAGGTTTTTGGACTGAATGCAGAGGCATGGAACACCTGGCTTGCGTACCGGAAAGAGATCCGAAAGCCATTGAAGCCAATGTCACAGAAGCTCGCGGCAAAGAAGCTCGCGAAGTTTGGGAAAGATCAGATGCGCGTAGTCGAGCAAGCGATTGAAAACGGATGGACGGGGCTCTGGCCGCTTACCGAGAAGGGTAATGGCGGGCCCCCTGCATTCCGTGCAGAAAAAAAGGCGCAACGCGATTTGATCGAGATGAACGAACTGAAGATCAGAGCCGAGAAGATCGGGTTTCGCCAGCCGCTCCCCGGGGAAGACCTGCTCAGCTACCGGACGCTTGTGGAGCGTGCGGAGTGGCAAGCATCGGAGAAACGTCGGGTACAGGCACGCGGAATGCAGCCCATTGCAAAGCTCCTGGGGGGTGCGTCGTGAGCCAACGTCTCGAGATTCAACGCCACCTCGCCAAAGGCCACACCATCACCCCCATGCAGGCGTTCCTGAAGTTCGGATGCCTGGCGCTTTCGCAGCGCTGTACAGAGCTTCGCCGTGATGGCTGGCCAGTCAAGACCCGCATGGTCAACGTGAACGGAAAAAGAGTCGCGCAGTATTCCATGGGGCGCAAATGACCGCCGCCCAATACCAAGCCATCTGGAAGCAGATCCAGCGCGAGCACAAGCCTGATCGCCAAAGCAATGCGCGCAATCGCTGCGGGTGCTGTGGGGTGGAGATCTGGACGGGGCTGAGGGTTTGTAGGGCCTGTCGCACTAGAAAACAGGTGGCTGCATGAGCATCGCGCGTACACCAGAGCAGAAAGCCAAGAAGCGGCTACGAGACGCGCGCTATCGGGAGCGCAATCGGTTGTCGATCAAGGTGCGTCAGGAGCTGCGCGGGCTAAAGATGATGAGGGAACGCGCATGAGCAGCTATTTCTTTTTTCTCTTTGGCGCTATCTGTGGAGTAGCAGTCATGTGCATTTTCTATGCGACGGATGGGGAGGAGTGATGCACCCAATGACGCCAAAGCAATTGGAAGTCCTGCGCTATATCAAGGCTTATCAGCACGAGGAAGGCATGCCCCCGACTAGGGCCGAGATGTGCGAGGCGTTCGGATGGAAGTCACCTAACGCCGCTGAATGTCATCTACGGGCATTGGCTTCGCATGGGCTTATCAAGCTCGTGCCGGCGATCTCTCGCGGGATCAAGGTGCTGTGATGGCAAAGAAAACAACGTGCCCGCTGCGCAACGTGAGAGTCATGCAGGTGCTTGCCACAGAGACCGTGCATCGTGCGGTTATCGCGCGAATTCATCATGGCAAGGGGTGGCGCCATGTATAGGTTCGCCGCCAAGAGGGACAGCAACGAGAAATCAATCTTTAAGGCCCTCGTAACCGCTGGTGCCCAACCGATCAGGGGCACAGACAGCGACATTTACGCTCGTCACGCAAAGGGTTTCGGCGTGCTTCTAGAGGTAAAGACCAAGGACGGCACGTTACGGCCTATCCAGGTGGAGTTACAGGCGTTGTTTGGGGACAGGTATCACGTGGTCAGGAGTGAGGAAGAAGCGCTCCGTGCATGCGGGAGGATGGTATGAGCCAGTTTAAGCCCGGTGACATTTGCGTTGTCGTTGGCGGGCCCGATATGTCTGCTGAGGATGCCGACTTGGTTGGCAAAGAAGTGACACTCACGGAGTGGTTCATTTTCTGGGGCGTGCGCTGCTGGTACACGACGGACGACAATTCGCGCGGCTATCGGGAATCAATCTTGCGCCTCAAGCGCCCCAAAGACGACGCAGAACCCCGAGCAGACTTCACCCCCTGTGACGACGACTTCCGCGAATGGCTCAAGGCGCGGCAGAGGGAGCGGGTATGAGCTGGCAGCCAATTGAGACAGCGCCCAAGGACGGAACTCGCGTCTGGCTGTATTGCCCAGAGGATGAGCCGACGCAGGTAGTCGGAGAGTGGATCGAGGGCGACGGGTACGCACTGTGGGCCTATGTCGATGCATGCATGCGCGACGTAGTGCCTGAGGGGCCTAGCCCGACGCACTGGATGCCCTTGCCGGAGGGCCCGAAATGACCTGCACCCGATGCCACCGTCCCCACAAAGGACGCTATGTCCGCTGTTACCCATGCAGGAAATACGAGAAGCACTGCCGGGTATATCGCGCTCAGATGGAAATCGGGACGCACATAGGGAACGAGGTTTATCAGGTGCTATTCAAGAACGGAGAACGGACATGACGCCAATGAATGGCGATCACGCGCAGTACGAGATTGACAACGCCGGTGTTCCTTTGGAGCAGCGCAGCGACTACCCGTATTGCTCTTTCGATGCGAGTGATTGGGCAAAGGCATTTGTGAGGCAAAACCCCGAGTTTGACCAGGGAATGGCCATCGCATGGTTCGCGGCTGCACTGATGCGCGGATTCGATGAGGGCGCATCTCGGGAACGAGGTTTTTAACAGGGTGTGGGGGAGAGCGTGAGCGAAGAAGCGGTAATGGGCAGGCCGACGATCTACAGCCAAGATCTGGCAGACATCATCTGCGCTGCATTGGCTGAGGGCCGCTCATTGCGTTCGATTTGCGAGCACGAAGAAATGCCGTGTTTAACGACGATATTCAATTGGTTACGCACAAAGCCAGACTTTTTGGCGCAATACGCGCGCGCGAAAGAGGAGTCTGCGGACGCCCTGGCTGACGAAATGTTGGATATCGCGGATGACGCTCGCAACGACTGGATGGAGCGGTCTGAGAAGGAAGGCAAGACCGGCTGGGAGCTGAACGGCGAGCACATCCAGCGATCAAGGGTGCGAATCGATACGCGGAAGTGGCTGGCCTCGAAGCTCAAGCCAAAGAAGTACGGGGACAAGATCGACGCCACACTAAGCGGTCCTAACGGCGGCCCGATCCAGGTAGAGGGGCGCATAAAGCTGGTGAAGCCCGAAGGAGGGGAGTGATGGCTGTCACATGCGAACAGTGCGGACACTGGTCATTGAGTGGCGAGCATGACTGCCCAGCAGTGCGCGCCAAGTTCATGGCCGAGGCTTACCGCAAGCAGATCGTGATTCAGCTACCGGACAACCCCGGGCCTGTATACGACGATCTGTTGATCGCGCTGGAGCGGTTGGCCAGCTCTCACGTTAAGCCGGAGGGCGGGGAATGAGCAATATACAAACTCTGGTTAACGAGGTTTGCGCTGAGTTCCGTGCTGATGAAGTAGCGCATTTGACCAAGATCGGTATTGCAAGAGGCCTGAGCGAAAAGGAAGCGCACATAACGGCCGAGATGGTGGTCGATGTTGCAGAGACCATTGTGCGAGATGAGCTTCTATATGGAACGGTTAGGCGGCGCCATGAGCCGTAAGCGCGTCCTGAGTGAGAGCCAAGAGATCGAGCTTGAACGCTGGTACAGCGACTATCAGCGCATTGGGACCGTTGACGAGAAGTGCAAGGAACTGGGGATCAGCGAGGACACACTAAGGGACGCTGTTAGGCGTGTCCGTGGACTTGACACCAAGCCGCTCAAGCGCAAGTTGAGTGAGGCTGAGATAAACCAGCTAATCGACGACATTTCACGTGGAACAAAGGTCGCATGAGTAGGCTTGCCTTGTTGTATCGCTGCTTGCGACGACTGAAAAAGCGCGAAGGGGCGCTGAATGATCTGTTCAGGGAGCGCTTCGGAGTGCGTATTCGCAAAACTGGGATTGTCTTTGTTACCGATGATTCGCCAGAGATCCGCATCTGGCGCGAGTTGGGAGCGCCACGATGAATCTTCACTGGGTACGCCGACAGCTTTATCACTGGGGCCTTATGAACCGCGCTCACGGCATCGGCTACCCAACGATGGCAGCCACCGAGAAAGCCCGTATAGGGCGCGGTGGCGTGTTTGAGGGGCCTAACTTGCCGCAGGATCTGGAGGAAGTAGACCTTGCGGTGAGGCGGCTCGAGCCCCAGCACAAGCTCGTGATAGCCGAGTGTTACACGCATTACGGCACGCACATGGATCACATGATTCGGCTGCGTATGTCAGAGCGGACATACTTTCGACGTAAGAATATCGCCGAACAGCGTGTTTACTGGTTACTACAGCGTGACAGCGATTACCTACAATCTGCGTCAGGCTGAGATTTAGCCTCCCCAATATTTCCTCCCTACCTCGCCTTAGCGAGGTCATTCAGCCCCGGAATCAGGGGCTTTTTTTTGGAGCCCATTCGTGTTGCCGTGTATCGCAGGACCCGGCAGCCGGCTCTTTGTGTCTGCCACTGCGGAGACGGGCGAGAGTCGATATACGGCTACGCATTTCGTCTCATCGACTGCGACGGGATCAGCCAACGGCCTCACGAGGGAAACTCCATGGAGCCCGACGCAGGCTAAGGCAGCAGTCGCTGGCAACGTAGTTTGCTGGCTCTCTGGGAATGGTGGGTCGTACAGGTTCGCCTGCACCAACAGCGAGAACGCCGCCTGGACGCCGACTAACTCAGGGTCTGCCGGCAACCCGATCATCCACTACGCAGAGTACTCAGGCGCGGATCTATCGACGCCCACGAGTAACGCGAACAGGACAGAGCTATCCCACGATGGGACACCAGGCGTTCATCCTCAGGGACGTAGTTCCGTCCTCGGCAATGGCTCAGCCTCTTACGTCTACTTTGACGGGTTCGTATTCAATTGGGCCAATGCCAAGCCCGCGATAGACGGCGGCTGGTTCAGGTTAGGCGGGCAGAACGGCGGATTCGCCGATATCCGTGTTCTCAACTGCTACATCCTCGCCGACGAGGACACGATAGGAGGCAACTACCCTGGCATCTGGGCCGAGGGTATCGACGGTCTCAAGATCATGGGCTGCGTGGTCCGGGACTTAACGAGTTCCACGGACACGAGCGACAACGTGGCGTGCGTGATCACGTATGGCTGCGAGAACATGGAAATCGCCTATAACGATTTCCTCGAGAGCGAAACTGCCTTGTACATCAAGGGCACGGCCTTTGAAGCCAACCCGATCATGTACAACTCAGGCTCTATCCATCACAACAAGATGGAGAACTGTAACCGGTCGTTCAGGTGCGCCGACATATCGGCCACCACACGATTGTTGATCCACCACAATCTCTGCACGGGTTTCACTCAGTACGGGATAGCCATCGTCGATAACTCCGGTGGTGATGGCCGGATGGTCGATCTCTACAACAACACGTTCGCGAATCCTGACTTCTCAGTAAGCGGCACAGCGGTGTTGTCGGTGAGCGACACGACCGGCAACACGCTGCGCATTCGCGACAACATCTTCCACAACAACCAGGACTCGGTTCCGAATGTGGACGCGAGCGAATACGCGCAAGCCTGGCAGCTTCTGAACTACAACTATCACGTACAAAACCCGGGAACGTTCCAGGGTCTGTACAACGGTACTAGCGCCACGACCATAGCCGCATGGCGCACCAACACGAGTGCCGAAGCTAACTCGACCATCACCTCCACAGTCCCATTCACCAACATGGCTGGGGGTGATTACACGGTCTCAGGTGCGTTGCTCACAGCATCGAGCACCGGCGGTGAGGTGGGGGCTTACGAGGGCTCTGAGGAGCCCGGAAGGGCATTTGTGTAATGGCGATTACTCTCTCGGGTCAGGCGGATTCAGTTACCGCCAGCACAACCACGGGTCAGGTAACCGTCACTCCCTCGGCCGGGGAATTGCTGGTTATCGCCTGGGTGCTGAGAGGCGGCAACACCCTCACGAGTGTCACTGACAACCGTAGCCAGACCTACACAGCGGTCACGACGCCGGTTCTGAACAATGCCCGAGCCGGTATCCACTACGTGGCGAACTGCCTTGGTGGGTCAACGACGATCACGGTCACGGCGGGATCTACCGAAACCGTCATCATCAACGCCTCTCACTGGGCGGGAGCCGCTACTAGTTCGGTCGTCAACCAGTTCGATACGGCCCAGAACAACGCTGTTACGTCCCATCCTCATGGGGCAACGGGTGTCAACGCATCATCTGGGGATCTGATCATCACGGTAGCGGGGCAGGGCTCGACCATCACGGACGAGGTGGTGGCTACGAACTACACCGCCCTCACGATGGCCACGGGCGGCAATAACCGCCACTGGTGGCAGTACAGGCTGGCTAATTCGACGTTGACGGGCGAGACAGCAGCCTACACAGCTACGGCTCATAACAGCGCTTGCATGATTGCGAGCTTTCTACAGGCAGCGGCTGCTGGTACTGGCAGATCACGAATCATCGGCGGCAAGCTCGTCGGCGGAATCTTAAGGTAATGCTAGACATCAGACTCGGCGAAACGGTAGACATCAAGTTCACCACCTGTGAACCCGATACAGGTGCGCCCGCAACCCTTTCTGGCACGCCCGTTATCTCTGCATACGTGGACAACTCCACGACCCAGATCACGGCTGGCATCACGCTTACTGTGGACTTCGATGGCGTTACGGGACTCAATAACGTCCGCGTAGTGGCGACATCAGGCAACGGCTATACCACGGGTACCAATGTCGCTTTGATCATCACTACAGGCACCGTGGACAGCGTTAGTGCTGTTGGCTACAAGGTCGGAGAGTTCACGATTGGCCGGCAAGCATCGCTTGCCTTGCGCCCCACGACTGCAGACAGAACGCTCGATGTCACGGCGGGGGGTGAGGCGGGAATCGATGTTGCGAACATCTCCGCATTGCCGGTTGGAGCTATCCCGGCACTAGGCATTGCCGAAAACGGTACGTTGCAGTCAGCCACCGCCACGACGGCCGTACTGCGAGCAGCTACATCCTTCGCTGACGACAACCCCATCGGGTATCAGATCTGGATCACTGGCGGCACTGGAGTGGGCCAGACGCGATTCATCACCGATTGGGTGAGCGCGACCGATACGGCAACAGTCGCTACATGGACGGTTACCCCGGACAACACCTCAACCTACATCGTGTTCCCGACTGGGGCCGGCACGGTTAATTCCGATATCGCGGCGATCAAGACTAAGACTGACTTTCTGCCATCAGCTACTGCTGGTGCAGCGGGAGGGCTGTTCATCGCCGGCAGCAATGCTGCAACCACGGTCAACATCACTGGCAACCTGACTGGAAACGTCACGGGTTCAGTAGGTAGCGTGACAGGTGCCGTGGGCTCGGTTACCGGAGCCGTGGGAAGTGTCACGGGGCTCACAGCATCTGATGTTGCCGCGATCAAGGCCAAGACTGATTCGCTGACCTTCACGGTTGCAAACGTATTGGACGTGAACGCGCTTCGCATTAACGGCGTTGTCGTTCAAGGCGCGGGAACTTCCGGGAATCTCTGGAGAGCGTAGTTGGCTGCGTTCTCAGATGGCGCGTTCTCACAGAGCGCATTCGGTCCCGCTGCCTTTGACTTCGGTACAGCGCCTGTTGTTGCGGCAACTACGCCAGCCACCGGACGCTCACGCGGCCCTCGCTTCTACGTTGAGATAGACGGCCAGCACTTCACGGTAGACAGCATTGCGGAAGCCGAGGAGCTGCTACAGCAAGCTCGAGCCCTCGCTGAACGACAGGCCGAACAGCTTTCCGAAAAGACGGTTAAGCGCCTTCGCAAGAAGAAGGTGGTTCCCGAGGTCAAGTTAGATCCGCCCGTCGTCACCGCGTCGCCTGAGCTCAGGTTTGAGCTTGCGCCGATCATCAGCGACATCAACCGCCTTTACAAACAAGCGGCGATCAATGCCGAGATCCGCTTGCGCCTTGCACAGATCGCAAGACAGCAGGCCGAGGATGAGGAGGAGGAAGACCTCCTGTTGCTCCTATGACGCTGGATGAGGCCCTAGAGCGCTTCCGAGCTGGCATCCCGTACATGACGATAGATGAGCTGAAAGCGGCTCTGAAAGAGGTTAAGGCCGCTCTGCGGTATCTGTATGAACGCAGTAGTTCAGGTTGATTGGGAGTTCCCGGAGAAGGACCAGCTTGGCTACGTTCTCGTCTATCAGCACCACCGCTACAAGGTGCTCTATGGCGGGCGAGACAGCGCCAAGTCGTGGAGTATCGCTAGAGCGCTGCTGATCAAAGGCGCGGCTGCGCCGCTTCGGGTCGGCTGCTTTCGCGAGATTCAAAAGGATCTTGACGGCTCGGCCTATCAGCTCCTCAAGGATCAAGTACACGCGCTGGGATTTGCCGATTGGTACGAGGTACTGCGCAACGAGATTCGCGCGCCTAACGGGACCAAGTTCGTATTCGACGGCCTCTCGGGTCACAACAAAGACTCAATCAAGTCATACGAAGGATTTGATGTTGCATGGATCGAGGAGGCAAACACCACTAGCGAGGCTAGCTGGGATGTGTTGGAGCCGACGATACGAAAGCCGGGCAGTGAACTTTGGCTGAGTTTCAATCCAGAGCTAGATACCGATTACGTTTATCGATTGTTTGTCGAGGACGTCAAGAAGAAGCTGAGCCGCCCCCCCAATGCGAAGGTAATCAAGCTCAACTACTACGATAACCCTTGGCGATCAAGGGTTCTCGATACAGCCCGCGAGCAGATGAGGCGTGAAGATCCAGAGAAGTATCTTCATGTCTACGAGGGGCACTGCAAGCCAGCAGTAGATGGGGCGATCTACTACAAAGAAGTATCGAGTCTGAAGGCCGGGCGGTTTCATCCCGTGCCGTATGACCCGATGCTTAAGGTTCACGTTGTTTGTGACCTTGGCTATAACGATTTCATGAGTTTGATTCTGGTGCAGCGTCTTGCATCAGAGATTCGCGTCATCCGCTACATCGAAGATCGCAAGCGCTCTATCCCTGACTATAGCCAGGAACTGAAGGATCTAAAGCTTAACTATGGAACGGTGTGGCTGCCGCACGATGCGCGGGCGGCTACGCTCACGTCATCCAGCAATCCAATCGGCGCAACTGCCCAAGAGCAGTTTCGGAACCTCGGATGGGACGTGCAGATCGTCCCCAATATCAATGTTGAGCAAGGCATACGAAAGACACGGGAAGTCTTTCCACGCGTACACATTGATTCTGATAACGCGACTGAACTCCTAACGAGGCTCGGACGCTATCGACGGCACATCAAGCCGGACGGACAAGCAACCATTCCAGTCCATGACGACGCATCCCACGGCGCGGACGGGTTTCGCTACATGGCGTTGGTTGCAGACCAGATGACGAACGATTCAGACGACAACTGGGGCAAGAAATTGAAGTACGACAGTAGAGGAATTGTGTAGTGCCTGACGTTCAACGCCTTTTACATGCCATCGATGCAGCCGAGGAGAATTCCTATGGCTCCGATTCCGATGGCGATCTGGCGAATGAACGCGCAACCGCTATCGACCTTTACCTGGGCCGCAACATTACTCCAGCCCCTGATGGGCGTTCTCAGGTTGTAGACCGCTCGGTCTATGAGACCGTGCAATGGATGATGCCGAGCTTCTCGCGCATCTTCGCCAACGGGGATGATGTTGTAGAGCTTCCTCCTATCAGCCAGGAGGACGAGGAAGGAGCGAAGCAAGAGGCGCAGTTTCTTAACCACGTTCTCCTGCAAAAGAACAATTGGTTCGAGATCTTTGATACTGCTGCTAAGGATGCGCTCCTTACAAAGGCCGGATATCTCCACCCCTACGTTGAGAAGCGCCGGCAGATTGAGATCGAGCGTTACGAGAATCAGACCGCCGAGTCCTTGGCGCTCATCATGCAGGACAGCCCTGAGGTAGTAAGCCTCAAGGAGAAACCAGACCAGGACGCACAGCCCACTCCGTCGGTCGATCCGATGACGGGCCAGCCTGTGATGGGACCCGACGGTCAGCCTGTCATGCAGCCACCGCCGATGCTCTATGACGTAGAGATCCGCCGCACGAAGGTCGAAAAGCACTTTTGTGTGAAGGTCCTCCCTCCAGAGCGCTGCAAGATCGCAGAGAGCACGGATACGGTCCAGGTATCGCGCAACTGCCCATATTTTGAGTATTACGATTTCCCGACCATCTCCGACCTTCGCGAGATGGGTTACGAGGTTGACGACGAGATCAGCGATTCCGACAAGGCAGATACCGAAGAAGACACCGCACGAGACCAATACTCAGAACGCGGATGGGAGGAGAACAACGCGCTAGATCCTGCCATGAGACGGGTGAAGTGTCGGTGGGTTTGGATCAAACACGATTACGACGATGACGGCATCGCAGAACTGCAATACGTTGTTCGAGTCGGCCCCAACTTACTGCACAGGGAGGAAGTGAACCGTATTCCGGTGGCCGTCCTGTGCCCCGATAAGCTACCGCACAGGCATGTGGGGTTGTGTCCTGCCGATATCGTTGCTGATATCCAGCAGATCAAGACAGCGATTCTTCGTGGTGGGTTGGACAATCTCTACATCTCCAACAACCCACTGAAGTACGCCCACGGCAAGTACGTCAATCTCGATGACATGCTCGTGTCCCGCCCTGGCTCGACGGTGCGTCTCAAAGACGGCGCGGTATTCGGGCAGAACTTCGGCGTGATGCCTATTCCATTCGTGTTTCCTCAGGCCATCGAAGGCTTGGGGTACATGGATCATGCGAGGGAGACTCGTACCGGAGTCAACAACAGCTTTCAAGGACTGGATGCCGGCCAGCTCACTCAGCTACAGCCCGGCACGGTAAACCAGATCTCGAGCATGGCGGCGCAGCGTACCGAACAGGTCGCGCGTCACTTTGCTAACGGCATCACGGAGCTGATGTCGATCCTTCACGAGATCATCTTGAAGTCTGGCCACAAAAAGGAAGTCGTTCAGCTTCGCGGCCAGTGGGTGACGGTCGATCCCTCAACCTGGAGAAAACGCACCGACTTCCGTATTTCCGTTGGTTTTGCAGCCGGTAACAAGGACGCGCAGATCACGCGCCTCATGATGATCGGGAACATGCAGAAAGAGGCGTTGGTGGGAGGTCTGCCCATCGTCACGCCGGAAAATGTGTACGAGACGATGAATGAGCTGATCAAGGCGTCGGACCTTCAGGCGCCCCACAGATTCCTCACGCATCCGTCCAAAGCTCAGCCGCCACCGCCTCCGCAGCCTGACGTCACCGTCATGGCGATGGAGCAGATCAAGAGCGAGACCACGAAACAGGTCAAGGCCGCAGAGCTTGAGACCGAACGCCAGGTCAAGGCGGCTGAACTTGAGTCCGAAGAACGCCTTGCCGCACTCGATGCGCAGACCAAGCTGACTATCGAACAGATGCGCCAGCAGCACAGCGTGGAACTCGAGGACAAAAAATCCAATACGGCCGTGAAGCTCAAGAACATGGACGCGGCCAAGTCAGGTGATGAACTCACCGGTGCCCGTGTCCGTGCTCAGACGGCAGAGGAGCGAGCCGAGGAGATGAGCACGAAGGTGATGGAACACATCAAGGCCCTGCACGAGACCTTGCAGAAGGTTGCTCTGTCGCGTCGTGTCATCAAGCGCGGCAAGGATGGTAAGGCAGAAGGCGTGGACATCATGTCTCCGGATGGGGAGTTGATCGACACGCAGAAGATCCTGCGCGGTCCAGACAATCGCCCGATAGGGACCGCCTAAGTGTCCCTCCAAGAGGACGTAGATCGCGGCCAACGCGCTGCGAGGATTCTCAGCGACTCCGTTTTTCAGAGCGCATGGGATTCGGTATCACAAGCAATTCACGAGCAATGGGCCAACAGCCCCATTCGTGACCATGAAGGCCAGCACGAGCTGCGCCTGATGTTGAAGCTCCTAGGCGACGTAAGAGCGGTTCTCGAGGCAACGGTGGATGACGGAAAGGTCGCCGCCAAGAAGCTCGATGAACTCAATTCCCGTCGTGTTCTTTCACCCGCTCAGTGGAGCGGAAGGTAATCAATGGAAACGCCAGGAATGGAGCAAGGCCAAGCGCCCTCCATCGAGTCACGTATTGAAGCGATGATGTTGGGAAAGCCTAAGCCGGAGATCAAACCGGCACCTAAAGAGGCACCCGAAATCGAAGCGTCTGAGCCGGAAGGTGAAGCGCCTAACACTGAAGAAACCGAAGCACAGGAAGCTCAAGAAGCCACTCCGACCGCTGAGGATCTTTTCGAGATCGAGGTAGATGGCGAGACCTTCGCCCTGCCTAAGAAGCTCGAGAAGGCCGTTCTTCAGGAACGCGACTATACGCAGAAGACTCAATCTCTGGCCGAACAGCGCAAGCAGTTCGAGCTATTGCACGAACAGGCGCGTATAGCCAGTTTCCGACAGGAGTTTGAGGCAGAAGCCTCCGCAGAGCTGCAACAGCTCCAAGCGTATGACGCGGTATTGAAACAGCCCATCGACTGGACATCGATGTCCACCGATGAGGTGATACGCAAGAAGCTCCAGTTGGATCAGTGGAAGGACGAACGCGAAGCTATCGCGAAGTCATTGCAGGCAAAACACCAGCAATTCGAGAAGAAAACTCAGGATGCGTTGAAAGAGCTTAAGGCCAAGGCTCAAGAAACCATCACCAAGAGAATTCCGAACTGGAGCGATGCCACGCAAAAGGCTATCCGCGAGCACGCGATCTCTGAGGGTTATACGGAAGCGGAGCTGAATTCGATCATCGATCCGCGTCACACGCTCACTTTGTGGAAGGCCCAGCAGTTCGACCTGCTCAAGGCCAAGGCCACCAAGACGGTTACTGACGTGAAGACGGTGAAGACCACTCCTAGCAATCCGATGCCTCAGAAGACCAAAGAGCTACTGAACTATCGCAAGACGCTCCAGAAAGCCCCGCCGAATTCCCCTGAAAGGAAGCGCGCGGTTGAGGGGCGTATTGCCTCCATCTTTTCGAGGTAAGTAATGGCAATTGTTACTGGTACAACTTGGACGCATGCAACGGCGAATTCGCTGACGTATGGCACTAATATTCGGGAGGACCTGGAGGATTAACAAATCTTCTCGAATATGAGAAGATAGTCCTCAGTGCTGCTAGCAGGCTGGGGCAATGACAAAGCAATGGGCTGACCTGACGAGAAAAGATTTCATCAGGTTGAATGACGATATGAGCGGCGTAGAAATAGCCGCTGAGTACGGCGTACATCACAACGCCGTGTACTACAAGCTACGTACACTCGGAATTCGCACGACGCGAAAGAAGCGTCGGTTTGATCCACCTAAGGCAGAGCTAGAGGCCCTGTATAGGCGGATGAGCATGGCGAAGATTGCCGAGCATTACGGAGTTGGTGAAACCGCAATATTCATGCGCCTTAAGGAGCATGGAATAGGCGGGATCACTAGATCGGATCGGTTATCCGGTAAGCCAAAGAGTTTAGAGCACAGGCTTTCAATGAGCCGCAGTGCGCTAGCCTCTGGCGTCCGTGCAGGCGCGCGGAACGGTAACTGGAAGGGCGGCAAATCGAGTGCCAACAAATTGGCAAGATCGAAAGTCGCTTACTACGAATGGAAAGCTGGCGTTCTTGAAGCCGCTAACTGGACATGCCAGGGCTGCGGGAAGGAGCACGGTCATGTGTGTGAGTGTTGCGGACACAGGATTCTCCTGCACGCACACCACATCAAGTCATTCGCCAAGAATCCGAGCTTGCGGTACGACGTAAAGAACGGACGAGCCCTTTGTGAGCGTTGCCACAATCTGGAGCATCACAAGCAATCGGGTGAATTCGGTGAACGTCCCACAGGGAAAACACCGAGCCAATCCGCATAAGTAGCGAAAGCGAGAGATGCGGCAGGCGTAACGACTAGGCTGTGACGAAAGAATAATCAGCCCACGAGCGCCCGACGCCGACAGGCGATGAGATAGTCTGAGCTGCAAGGCAACTTGCAGATGCGCGGATAAAGAGCCGCGCGATAACAAATCTGGTTATCTGGGAACTGGACCCCATGGACACGTGGGCCCTCTCAAACCTTGATCATGTCAAGGCATCGTCCACTTATCACGAGTGGCTGACCGACAGCCTTGCGGCGGCGGGTGCGAACCTTATCCGCGAAGGCGACGACGCGTCATTCGTGACCGCTGCTCCGGCGAATCGCCTGGGCAACTTCATGCAGATCAGCAACAAGACATTTGTTGTTTCTGACACCTTGGAGATCGTCGATAAGGCTGGTCGTAAGACGGAAACCGGCCGCTTGGGCACGAAGCTCATGAAGGAGCTGAAGCGTGACATGGAGTTCGCCCTGGTGCGCAACCAGGCGTCGTCCTTGGGCGCCGATGCCACTGCCCGTTCTTCGGCGGGTATGGAATCGTGGATCGCTGGTCCGACCGCTTCCACTGCCAATACGGCGGCTAACGTTGTTGCCTCCACCACGACCGCGGCGACTGCGACGACCCCGGGATTCTCCGGTGGCACGGTTGCGGCCCCGACGGACGGCACCACGACTGCGGCTCTGACCGTTGGTGTTCTCAATCTCGCCCTCCAGGGCGCGTGGGAAGACGGCGGCAATCCGACGGTCATTCTGGCGAGTGCTCAGAACAAACTCGTCATTGACGGGTTTACCGGCCAGGTAACGCGCAATATCGACGTGTCGAAGGGCAAGCAGGCAACCATCGTTGGCGCTGCGAACCTCTACGTGTCGTCGTTCGGCGTACACCAAGTGATCCTGTCGCGGTACGTGCGTAACAACGCGCTGCTGTGTCTGGATACCGACTACTGGGCGGTGGCGTTCCTGCGCAAGCCCCGTGTCGTGGACCTGGCGAAGACGGGCGATGCGACCAAGAAACTGTTGGTGACGGAATTCGGCCTCGTGTGCCGTAACCCGTCTGCCAATGCGAAGGTGGTTGGCCTCGCGGCGTGATCGTAATTGTTGGTCACGGTCCCTCAGTCCTGTCTGGGCTGGGGGCCGTGATCGACTCTCATACGGTGGTCAGGCTTAAAAAGGCCCCCACCAAACCTGCAGAGCACTACGGGAAGCGCACGGATTATCTCTGTGCGCGATCCCTCATTTTCGATACCGGGCAAGTACCTTTCTGGCTCTTTCCCGATGACTCAAGGTGGATTGAGTATTTCGCGCGCTTTCATCCACGACGACGCAAGCCCAGCACCGGGTTATGCGCAGTGTTTAGCGCTATAGACAGATTGGATGCCAAAGAGATCGCGTTGATTGGGTTCGATGCGATCTTGAATCAGCTTGATCTAGCTGGGCATGACACGAGAGCCGAGCACGAATGCCTGCATTCACTCGGGGTAAAGATCATTGACTTGGAGAAGGCACATCGCCCGCTTTGTTGACTACAACGACGCTAACGGCGTCGCCATGTATGAAGACGTGTACGAGGGTCGGCAGCAGTTCCACTACCGACAGGACGTGGAACCAGTATTGGACCATGTAGCCGCTATCCGTAACTACGGACTAGCGGACAAGGCTGGGAGGAAGGACGACTTCTACCAATACGCCTGTATCCCGCCTGTGGTAGTTCTCGAACTCAAGTACAAGTACGGCGTCGATCTGCTGAGCGGGCGGCAGGACCACCTGGCCAAAGCCGTTAGGATCATCAACGAGCACTATCCGAAGCTCAAGACCACGGACAAAACCCATGTGGTGAAACATGGGTAAGGTAGTTCAGATCTCGCCCCATAAGGAACTGCCGCAGGTCTACAAGACCTGTATCAAGATGATGGAGGCAGGGAACCTCGATGATGCCTACGCGCTCATCGACGAGCAGTTACGACAGGACCCGAACGACGCACAGGCATTGACGGTCGCTTCTTCGATCATGAAGCGCGCCAAGAAGATGCCCATCGCCTACTCTCTTGCTCAGAGAGCGACAGCG